AAATGATTCTCCTACTACAACAGGATTAAGAATAGAAGGATTAGCCGATGCCATGTTTTTTATTTTCTTTCTCTATTAACGTTTGCAATCTTTTATGCCATTGTTCTATTTCTTCGTGTTGTTCGTCTGTATGGGGGCCATCTGGTATTTTTGGAATAAATTCAATTATATGATCAAAATCTTCAGGTATATCTTCATATTGTGTGTACGTATGAAGATTACCATCAATCATCACAGTAAATTTATGCATTAGGTTATAATACTACCATTTGTAACCGGCTGAATACCTGTAGTTTGATAAACATATTGTTTAGCTATTTCCTCATCAGAATGAGCTAAAATTATAATAGCTTGTTTATTAAAGTTTAATTTATTTTCTGGGTTAACAGTCATTAGTACAGGTGCCATTCCTATACCTTTTTGACTCATAGCTAACATTAATGGCCTATCTAAGGTAACAGTATTATCATTTTCATTGATAAATTTACCGATAACTTCCTCTCCAGAAATTAATTTAATTGTTATTACATCGTTCTCGTCAAATCTTGATTTTTCTAATAGCATTTTAGCCTTTCAAATATTGTTTAAGTTCTGTAAATCCGCCGATAAGTTTGTCATCTAAAAATATCTGTGGAACTGTACGTGCGTTTGGTACTGCTTCTAATAAATCTTCTTTGGTAAATTCATCTCCGATTTTCTTTTCTTCAAATTCAATGCCTTTCATTGTGAGCAAAGCTTTGGCTTGATCACAAAATGGACAATGATACTTTGACCATACTACTGCTTTCATAAACTTGGCAACTCCTCATAATCTATGGCGTCACTCATAACGCCTATAACGTAGTTAGTTGATTCGTTTTCCTGTAAGGCAGTTTGTTTCTTACTTGTATCGCTATGCTTGTTAAACCAAGGAATAGGTGTAGTCTTTGGCGCAGAACCTTGATACTTAATGCCAATGTCTTTCAACGCACCTACTGCTGTATAATCCACAAACTCTTTTAGAATATTAGCATTAAGTCCAATCACTGGACCTTTTTTGAACAAGTAATCTGCCCAGGCCTTTTCTTCGCGTATTACATCCTCATACATGGCATATACTTCTGCTTCACATTCTATCTTAGCACGAACAAAACGTTCATCTTCTTTAACTACTGTATTAATTAGCATAGCAGTCCACTCTTTGTGCAATATTTCATCTTGTAAAATTAAGCTGATAATATTACCATTGCCGATAAAGATTTTGTTCTCTACCATGGCCAAACTGGTAGCAAAGCTTACCATAAATCTAAATGCTTCTAATGCATAGCTGGCATTCAATGCTAGCCAAATAGCCTTAACGTGTTCAATTTCTGTAACATTCTCAGTTAGCTCTTTGCGACAATTTAATCTATGTAATAAATCATAGTATTTGCCTACACTACTGGCCATATCAACAATTTCTTGTGTGTCGTGAATAGTGTTAAACACTTCCTTGGGCACGTTATAGATATTACGAATGATATGACTGTAACTGCGACTGTGAATATTAGTTTCAAAGAAACTCCAGTTATACATTAATGCTTCTAATTCTGGTAAACTAACACAAGGAGTAAAAACTTGTGCTGGACCTCGACCTTGTAAACTGTCAAGAGCAGTTTGACGTAGTAGATTGCTAGTGAAGATATGTTTAACTGCATCGCTGGCATCTTTAAAATCGCCGGCGTCTTTGGTTAAACTAATTTCTTCTGGTACCCAAAAGAATCCTCTTGCTGTTTGTTCTATTTTCTGTATCTTAGGATATTTTACTTCTTCAAATCGTTGAATAGTTACTGGACCTTCTGGATCCAAAAACATTTTACGTTGTAAGTAGTCTGTCTTTGTGTTTAAGTTATATTGTGCTCTGCTCATTTATATGATCCCAATTAATAATTTTCCATTGATTATCTAAATATTTTTTCTTATCGTGTTGATAGTCCAATGCCCACGCATGTTCCCACCAATCGATCAATAGAACGATATCTTTTTTAACTTCGTGATTCTTAATAGTTTTAATTTTTCCATCTTTAGCCAAGTATACCCAACCGCTTCCTTGAATACTCATAGCTTCTTTGGAAAATTCTTCTTTGAATTTTTCAAAACTTTTATAATGTTTTTCAATAAAAGTTAAAATTTCACCTGTAGGTTTGTTTGATCCACTTGGTCCTTGATATTGTTGAAACAAAATGTTGTGTAGAAAAACTCCTGCTTCGTTAAACACTGGATCGCCTTCATTATTGTTGTAGCGTTCAGCATATGTCTTAGCCAATTTGCCATAATGATATTTTATTGTCTCTTCAGAAATAGCTGGATCAAGTTCGTCATAGTCGTAGGGCAGTTTTTTAATTTCTAATTTATTTGGTTTGCCTTCTAATAGAACATTTCTAATAAAACTATAGGTCATAGCTTGCAGGCCTCGCAATCTGCTTCATCTAACAAATCCATATTAAGTTCGTGATATCCGTTCATCTTAGGTTCACCAAGATCTTCTTGTAATTTAGATCCTGATTTATTAATTAAGCTATAATAGAAAGTTTTAATACCCCACTTATGAGCTTGCATTAAGTTTTTGGCAATAAGTGTAGTAGGAACTTTTCTATCTGAAAAGTGTGCTGGATTATAAAATGTATTCGTCGAAATACTTTGATCTACATATGCAGCTAATACTGCTGCTGTCTTGATATAACCGGAACAATCACGCTGATCCCACATTAATTGATATTTGTTTTTTAATTTGTGATACTCGGGAACTACTTGTGTAAATGATCCTGCTTTACTTTCCTTAACACTGATTAAGCTCATGGGCATCTCAATACCGTTCGTGCTGTTTATAACAACACTGCTACTTTCAACCGGAGCAATGGCCATTAGTGTAGCGTTTCGAACACCGTGTTGTTTCATTTCTTCACGTAGAGGTTCCCAATCAAGTTCAGGCGAGAAATCAGTTAATTCATTGACACCTTCTGAACGTAGTTCCCAAGGAAAAATACCTTGTCCATATCTTGTTCTGTCGCTGTCTTTGCATTTACCTCTTTCTTTAGCTAGTTCAACTGTGGCTTCTGTTAAGTAGTAAGCTTGATGCTCGATCCAGGTCTTAACCTCTCCCAGCGCATCGGTTTCTCCATATTTAAGACCACGTTTAGCATGCCAATAAGCAAGATTAGTAACACCAATACCCAAAGGTTGAATTTCGTCATTGCTTAATTTACTTTGAATTGATAAGAAATCTTGATAGTCCAAGATATTACATAGACTGCGTTGTAAAATGCGACAAGCACGTCGCATATCTTCTGGGTTACGAAAGGCGCCCCAGTTGATACTTCCCAAGGTACATAATGCAATTCTTCCTTCTTCATCATCTAGTCTCTTGAATGCCTTAGTAGGCAATAATATTTCACAGCATAAATTACTTTGATAGATAGTGTGCCATTCAGGATCAAATGGTCCTTGATTCATTACATTGTCAATGAACACAAGATAGATGCGTCCTGTGTCTGTGCGTTCTTTTAAAATTCCAGATTTAAAAACTTCTTCTGCTGATATAACTTTCTTGCGCAGGTGAGATACTTTCTCGTACTTGGTGTATAAATCTTCAAACCGTTTCGTGTCTCTATAGAAAGCTTCATAAAGGTCTGGTACTTCGTTGGGATCAAAGAAAGTAATGGATCCTTTATCTTTAAATCTGCGCCAGAAGAAAGCAGACAGTACCACTCCATAGTCCATGTGTCTGACTCTAGTTTCTTCTGTGCCTTGATTATTTTTAAGCACAATAAGATCATCAAACTGATGATGCCAAATTGGATAAAAAACAGTAGCACTAGCATTACGTATACCACCTTGACTACAACTCCTTAAATCTGCAAACCATTTCTTTAAAAAAGGCAGCATACCAGTATGCATGATTTCGCCGCCGCGTATAGGACTGCCTAACGGGCGTAGTCGTCCGATTTCTAAACCAATTCCAGCACGTTTACTAGCATATTTTGCCATCATTTCACCACTGGCAAATATACTATCAAGATCATCGTCACTCCTAATAAGAACACAACTACTAAACTGTTTAGTTGGAGTTCCTAAGCCGGCGAGAACAGGAGTAGCAAGAGTAAACAACCCGTCGCTGGCAGCAGTATAATATTCTTTAATATATCGCATACGTGCTGTGTTTGGTTCTTCTTTATGAAACACTGTGGCTGCTGCCACCATGTATCTAACCTGAGGAGTTTCATATATTTCTTTTGTGCTACGATTCTTAACTAGATATTTTTCGATTAATTGTTCAATCGCAGCATAACTATATTGCTCATCTTTTGAATGATCTATCATATCATTCATTTTATTCCAATCTTCTTCAGTATACCAAGATAATAAATCTTGTGTATAAAGTCCGGTAGCCACATTCTTTTTTACAATTTCATATAAGTGAGGCGGCTCATATCCTCCATATACGTCCTTACGTAACATGCTTAATCGTTGTTTACCAGCAACATATTGATAATTAGTGTGACCTAAATCTGGATTACTTTCAATATCAATCAAATCAACGATAGCTCTTAATGTAATTTCGTCAATTTCTTTTGTAGTGATTCCGTCGTAAAAATGAGGTTGGCTTTTAATTTCTATCATTGATTGGCTGACATCTGCTATTCCGCTGCATACTTTAGCAATTTGTGTCTGCCATTTTTCAATTGTTAAAGGTTCTTTTTTTCCGTTTCTTTTAATAACAGTGATATTCGACATTGATTTATTCTTTTTAGTAATTGTGAATCTATTTAGTAGATAGTGTTCTACTAAAATAACAGTTTGAAATGAGTAGCCTAAGCTACTCATTGTTTATCTGATATTGAAAGTTAATAATATACTACTTTTTATTTGTTGTCAAATACTTTGAGATTAGCTAAGTGCTTGATATGTATAAGTGAATGTAGTTGTATTACTTACATTAACATTTACATATTTTACAATTATATCATTTCCGGATTTGGTGGCACTAAAACTTATGTTATAAAAATCTCCAG